GATACCTCTTGTTGGAGTTGATTAAGATACCACATGGCCTTGCTTAGATCCTCCTGTGGTTTACCCTTGAACCGATAGCGGTGCAAGTACTTTGTGATGTTACCCAGAAGATAACCTCGGTATGCCTCTGGGCTCATCATGTCCTTTATGTACTCGATGCACTCGATGCTGCCTGTACGGTAGTGACCAGGTTTATGGACTGGATCGTCACCTTCTTGTACAGCATTGGCCCACCATTGTAGATTAGTCATCTTTAAATCCCCAAGCGGAATAAAGCGACGAGTAATATTGCGGCAAGTCGTCCGAAGACCATTGCTCGATACCTCCTTCGTTGAGCGCGTCTTTTATGTGCCACTGGCAGACGGCGCAGATGTCTGAATAATCGTTCTTAGTTAGCTTAACGTCACAAATAGCACACCTCATGTCACTTCCAGCACTCTGAGTACAAAAACTTGAACAGCGGGTCATTATCGGGCAGCACTTTAAGACACTCCTCAGAAAAGGCCCCGGCCAATTCTGTATAGTTCTCAGGATCACAGTACCACTTGATCACTTGGAGAAAAGATTGGATCAGAGCGACCCTGTGTTCACCATAGGTCTCCTCTACGACAAACATCAGGTCATCGCAGAGTTTCTCAAGGACAATCTCGTCTGTCCAATCGTTTTCAAGTTCGAGCATGACGCGCATATATGTTCCAGTATTGTACTTAGTGTTTATTCTATGCTTTAAGAGTCAGAAAGTAGACTCTTAGTAACAACCTTGTATACAATATTGTATAGGGTAACAGAAAGAACAGTTTTGTGCAATAGTGAACAGTTTTGGTGCGACAATTTTAATCAACCTCTACTGGTGTCTCAACGCTCTTGGGCCTAAGTGTTTCAGAAAGTTTCTGTCTACCGGCTACAGCGTTCGCTAGAGCTGACAACTTTTGCCCACTGTGACCACAGAAGTAGTGGCACTGGTCTATGGTTATGATCCAGGATTTGTTGTCTTCGTCGCGACCGATGGTTAGTGTAGAACCATACAAGCGCGCTAAGGTTTCGATAGCGTCTGTCATTAGTCTTTTCCTTGAGCAATAAGAGTTCAAACGTACTCATGCAGCACGTCCTCCCAGTGTCTGTACATTGCGTCTGCAATTTTGCCAGCAGCATTGCGCTGTAAGATATAATAGACGTCTGGATAGCGTCTTGAGCCGGTGGATTCCGTCACTAGGCCAAGGCTCGTGTCTTCTAGCCATAGCTCGGCCAAGACGTGTGGACAGTCTATCTCTTGATAGGCGTATTGTAAGAATTGCTTCTGGATTTCCATCTCTGGCAAGTTGTTAGCGCCCATGATCTCTAGGTGATTTTCTACGTAGGTCTTGGCGTCTGATATTAAGTCGTCAATCAGCATTGCTTTTTCCTTTCGATCTAACGTGTAACCATATCGCAAGCAGTCCCGCCATACAAGCGCCAAGGCACCAGCTTGCGAACAGCATTGATACAATTGAGAGCCAAATGAATGTGTTACTTTCTATCACGTTTTAGCTCCTCTAAATGTTCTTGCTTTAGTTTTTCTAACTCCCGTCTGATTATGTAATTCACGTTGGAAAGCTTCCTATATTCCTTTAAATCCTTGTCCATTTTCCTGAGTTTTAAAACTACAGTGTAGCGTCTTGGTGGTATTTTCATTGTCTTATTTTCTCCCGAACAAGATGTTCAAGCGTTCTCGCCACGATTCCATTTCTTCCTCTAAGCGTAGCCGATAGCCTTCCTCGTATCGTTCTTTCGGCGGGTTCTTTACGAAGAAATCAAACTTTTTTGCTAGGTTGAAATCCGCATCTAGAACGTCTTCTTCTGCGTCGGCATAGCCTCGCAGGAAGTCTTCAAAGTCTGTTGGTATCATTGTCTTTAGCTCCATTGTTGCGCCATTGCTTCAGCAATGCCTTGATAAGTTTTGCTGCGTTCTTTCCAGCGATCCTTGCTTGGCGGTAGCTTGTTCTGACCACTAGCAGTCTGGTTTGCTCGACGCGTCTTAGCATCGCCGTGCAACATATTTGTTGGCACGAGCAGTGGTAAATTTTTCAGCCATAGACAAGTTTTCTTGCTTGCGTCGTGACCAAACCACCAAGGCTGGATGATCTGATCTGGTTTGCGAATGCGCGAGCTAATGACGCTCACAGGGTTTTCTAGGGCAATGCGTTCAATAGGTGCATCCATTAGCCTTCGCACAAAATCAAGTGCATCCTCAGTCAGCTTTGGATCTCGAAGTCCTCGCGTCGTCCAGTGCATACCACTGACCGCTAAATAGGTACATGGTGGATGAGCAATCATTAGATCCCACCCATTGTTGATAATGTCAAAAACGTCGCCCTGATAATGTGGCCCTGGTTTATCCGTAGGCAATAGATCGCACGATACTGCATCGTGGCCCTTGGCTATAAAAGCGTCGCGTACTATGCCACTGTATTCGCAAGCTATGAGAACCTTCACTTTACCATGCTCCTAGTTGTTCAAGTAAGTTTCGGTCGCGATCAATTGAGCGCAAGTCTAATCCTTGAATTGCTTTTGATACCTCGCGGAATATAGCTTGCTGCCGCTCAGTCATCATTACTTGAAACCATATTCCCGCCTTGAACGGGTTAGCTTCCATGATTAGGGCTTCCCAAGCTGCCGCTGCATCGCTCGATGAATTAGGCCGCGATGCTTTCAATTTACCTTTATCCTTGCCGCGCGATACAAGCGCTCCATCTATTGCTGCAATTATCGCGTCTTTAAATTGCTCACTAGTCATTGTATTTGTTCCTCTCTTTTAGTTAATATCGACAACAAACCCGGATTGATCGCGCTTTGCTCTGCCCTTGGCATATAGCGCGACGACACAATTCTTAGGATCATAAAAGCGAACGTCCGTATCGTCGCCGTCCACTACTTTGAGGCCGTTAAATGTTCCACCATTGTCTAGCAATTGCTGGACCATAGCGCGCGTCCGAAATACTACTGCGAGCCGCTCACCATTGGTAATGGCGCGATTGACGAACGGACGATAGCCAATGGATCCGCTATAACTATATGTTAGGTCATACCACGTTGGAACGTTCCGGTTAGGAATTTTGGTATAGTCATAGACGCGCAATCCGTATTCCGCGACTAGTTCTGCCATTAAATCGCGCCAAGCTTCCCAACGTTCCCAACGTATATCGCTTGTACCATTGGGACGATACGCGGGGACGATACCGTCACGCGCGCAAGCTTTACAATGCGCGATCAGCTCTTTCCGCAATTGTGCAAGGAATGCTTCGGGGTATTGCTGAACAATGAGCGTCCGCATTGTCCGCGAGCACATAACACTTGACATCGCGCCGCGTCCCGCTGTGAAAAGGCACGGCTCGTGACAATTGGCTAGCTCTGCCATGGCGCATACGTTCTGTCCAGAGAGCGTATAAGGTGCGAGATATGTGACCGCTGTCCGAACGCCTAGTTTCTCGCCCTTAGAAGTCTTTGCGTCCATGCCTACTGTTATAGCGCTAAAAGATTGTGTCCGGGCTAAATAGTCGTCCATTTGCTCGCGCGTTCCGTTTGCGAGCTTGCTAGTGTTTAAAATAGGTATCATTGGCATTATCCTATACATTAAGTCATACTTGAATCTTGCATACATTATTAATACCTTGTAACGCTAATATTGCATACCAGGTATGCGTCTATTGCATAGCTCCAGGACTGTTGCAGAAATGCAACACTTGTTGCAAAAACAACACACTAGCCTGGTTTATCATATAACAATATCTGCATATGTTTATACCTTTTGCACACTCTCGCACTCACTGGAAATTTTCCAACATTGCCCAACATTGATCCACCATTGTTCACAATTGTTAGCCTGGGCTACATTGTGCAACATTGCGCAAGATTGTTTCCCGATACAATCAGCATCCTAATTGTTGCATAGCTTACAATTAGGTCACTAATGATCAACATTGGAACAATTTTGTTCCTAATCGTGAATGTTCCGGTTTTGTTCCAATGTTGTGACCCCCCCGGCGTTTTTATTTATATTTATGTCCTTTGGGTCCATTCTGGGGGAAAAATGAAAAATCCGCCCACCCTTGTTGACACCATTGTCTAACCATAGTATAATAAAAGTAATTACCAGGAGTTTCTGTATGGCTAGAAAACAGGCTAACCTTTGGGCTAACTACCGGAATCCCAAGGAACTGGAAGACGATCTTACAGAAAAAGAACAAGCGTTCGTTGAGGCCCTAATTGACCAAAAGCTCGAGCCTGAAGCGGCGTTTGACGCGGCTGGCTATACCGATAATTCTAATAAGCGCCGTCCCCGTGCTCTCATGCTCCAGCGTTACCTCTGGAGACACATTGAAAAACGTATTCAGTCCCGTATTTCTGAGACTACTACTTTAGCTCTCAACGTCCTAGAAGATCTAATGCGTACAGCGGAGTCGGAGAACGTAAAGCTAAATGCAGCAAGAGACCTACTGAGCCGAGCTGGGTACGACGCGGTCCACATGGTCAAACAAGAGACCACGATCAAAGAAGTCTCAGAAATGTCAGACCAAGAGCTAGACAAAGCGATTGCAAACCTGATGACCGACGACAAAGTTGTACCCATTAAGAAACGTAAATGACCAATAAAGTCCAAGCGTTAAAACTTTTAGAAGAAAAAAAGCGTAGAGTACTTACAAACCGCATTGTCCAATATGATCCCTACGCGTACCAACGTAGGTTCCACGCAGAGGGCCAAGATTGTCCACAGCGTATTCTTATGGCGGCAAACCGGGTAGGAAAAACCTTTTGTGGAGCAGCGGAAACCGCCTACCACATGACAGGCGAGTATCCAGATTGGTGGGAGGGGTACAGATTTAATCGTCCAGTGCGTGTCTGGGCCGCAGGCGAGTCAAACGACACGACCCGCGACATCATCCAGAAGGAACTCTTCGGTCAGCCGCAGGACCCCAGCCAGCTAGGTCACGGCGCAGTACCGCTCAAGAACATAGTAGATACCATCCGTAAGCCAGGTGTACCTAACGCGTTTAGCGCAGCCTTGGTCAAGCATAAATCGGGAGGTAATTCGCAGATAAGTTTCAAGGCGTACGAACAAGGGTTTGAAAAGTTCATGGGCGAGGCCATAGACGTTGTATGGCTTGACGAGGAACCAAGGCACGAAATTTTTAGTCAGTGTATAACAAGAACCGCCGATACAAGCGGCATAGTCTATATGACATTTACACCAGAACGAGGCATGACGAGCGTTGTCTCCTCGTTTATGAACGATCTTAAGCCAGGTCAGAGCTTAGTAACTGCGACCTGGGACGATGTAGAACACCTTGACGAGAAGACAAAGGAGCAACTGTTAGCCGTCTACAGCCCCGCAGAACGCGATATGCGCTCAAAGGGTATCCCTGTATTCGGTTCAGGACTTGTCTTCCCTGTGAACGAAGAGGACATCGTCTGCGACGACTTTGAGCTGCCAAGTCACTACAGGTGCTTGGCGGCTATTGATTTTGGATATGACCACCCCACGGCCATAAGCTGGGTTGCCTTTGATCCAGACGATGACGTGATCTATGTGTACGACGAATATCGTAGAAGTAAGGAGACACCGCTAACTCACGCTGCTGTACTAAACTCCAGAACGCCTGGAATGCCCGTAGCATTCCCTCACGACGGTCTACAGCACGATAAAGGCAGTGGGATACAGTTAGCACAGCAATACAGAGACTTGGGCGTGTACATGCTCCCAGAGCATTTTTCAAACCCACCGGTCAATGGAGCAAAGAATGGGAATAACTCAGTTGAGGCTGGCATTAGCGAAATCCTACAACGATTCGAGACAGGCCGTTTACAGATTTTTAGCTCATGTCAAGAGACGCTTGAGGAACTTAGGCTATACCATCGTAAAAACGGTAAAATCGTTGCAATAAAAGACGACCTGCTCAGTGCTATGAGATACGCTGTTCTCTCCGTTGAACGCTTTGGTGAAAAGTCTAAGAACAAAACGCACTACCGGCGGTACGAGTTCGATAAACCAATCCAGTACTCGAACGCAGGAATTGTCTAATGCCTGTACGCAAGGTCAAAGGTGGTTATAAATGGGGCAGCAAAGGCAAGGTCTACACGACTAAAGCCAAAGCACGAGCGCAGGAACGCGCTGCATACGCCAGCGGTTATAAGCGCAAGGGGAAGAAATAATGGCTCTTGAAATGTCGGACGAGGAAATTCTTTCCCTTGTAGACTCAGAGATCAACGGCAGCACGTCGTATCTTGACTCCGAGATTGCTAACCAGCGCGAAAAAGCGATGGAGTATTTCTACGGGGAACCCTTTGGCAACGAGGAAGACGGACGTTCTCAAGTAGTCGTAACCGACGTACAAGACACCATCATGTGGATGATGCCTAGCCTGATGCGCGTCTTCACAGCCGGTGACAACGTTGTCCGTTTCGAGCCAGAAGGTCCAGAAGACGAAGACGTAGCAGAGCAGGCGACGAACTACGT